TGTTTGAGAATGAGCAGCATCTAATCTCATTTTATTAGCTCGATTCATCATAATATCTTGAGTATTTTCATACCCTTCGTAATTATTATAAATCTCTTCTAAAGTTCTAAGATTTTTTATGTTTTCGTTTGCTCTATCAATATGATCTTGTCCTACTTCGTTTGGATCTTTTTGTGCTTCTTCTTTATAAAGATTTTCTAAAATTTCGGTAGTACCTGTACTAAAAGCATCGTAAGCTTGCTTCTCAAATCTTTGATTAAATAATCTATCTACTTCTGCTTGATTTCCTTCTTCAGCAGCCTTTTTAAGTTTTTCTTCAAATAAAATTCTGTCTTGCAAGTTTTGCATAGTGTCTGTAGCTTTGACACCATTGGCTTCCATTTCTTTTATTATTTGCTGCTGCTTTTCATAATCAGTTGCTTGCTTTTGCTTTAAACTAATTCTGTTGCCATTTTCATCAGTAGTACTTCCAGGGCCGTATTTAGAATACTGCATAGCAGTAGTTCCTCCTGTTTGTGCAATACCTCCAATAGCTCCTAATATTGCAGCTTCTACTCCTTCAGCACTGCCCATATCTCTATAAGCATCTGCCCAACCGTAATCTTTTCCCTTACCTACAGCTTCACCTTTTTTAGAAGCAACATGGTTTACTAATTCTTCTAGAGCTTCTTGGCTTCCTTCTTTAGTTAGTTCTCCTAATGTAGTAGCCATAGTGCCTTTTTCTATTAGGTTCCTAGTAAATTGACGAGGATTCATAAAAGCTTTTGCAGAAGTAAGATTCAATGCAATATTTAATCTATTAATATTCATTGTAGTAGCCGCTGCTTGAGAAGCTTTTATTCTAGCTTTTTCATAAGGTAGTCCCTTATTTAAAGCATCTTCTAAAGTATTTTTATAAACTTGAGTAGCTTCTATAACGGCTTCAGATTGATTAAGCATTGTAGCACTGCCTAATGTTGCCAATGCGTTTGCTCCTGTTGCTCCTGATTCTGCTCCAATTTCTAAACCTGTTATAGCTTTTGTTAATTGTCTAGCTTTTCCTAGAGTGCCTAAACTTTTTGCTGCCAAAGATGCAAATTTTCCTACACCGTATCCTTGCGCTAAAAAACTTCCTATCGATTCTACTAATCCTGAACCACGAGTCATCCACCATGCCCAATCTCCAAGTTGCAAAGCTTTATTAGGACTTTCTTCATAAATAGGTAGCCATTCTTGATCTACAGTTTTTTTAATATTATCTGCCCAATTAACAATAGCATTATTAGCTGCATGCTCTGCATCAAAATAACCAGGAACATCTATCATAGAAGCAAACCCTCCCATAATTTGTGGAACTATATTTAATGCTACTCTACCTGTTGCATTTCCTAATTGTTCCCAATTAGATTGGTTTTCTGCTCTAAGTTTATTTAAATCTTCAATATCTAATTGACCTCCGCGAAGAGTTCCTTTATCAATATAACTTTCGTATTTATCAAAATAATCTTCTTCTAAAGGTTTATATAAAACATCTGCTCCTGAATAAACAGTAGGATTTAATTCTGCTCTTTGTTCAACAAATTTAGGATCTACTATATCTCCTTCTTTTATTGCGTCATCAGAAAGACTTTTAAATAAATTTCTGTTTGATAAATAATCTTGAGAAGGTGGAATGGGTTTAGGTAAATTAGAATTTTTCTTAGCCATTTACAAAAGTTTTATCAGTAAAGTTAAAGAATTTTATTCACCGTATAAACTTTGAGCAGCAAATACTTTAGCAGCGTCTATATCTGAAGTAGAAAACCGTTTACCATTCTGAGTCAAATATTCTGTCTTTCCGCTTTTGTTTACACTACGAACAAATAATTGAGGTGGTCTTCCTTGTACATATTCTTTAGTTATTTGCAATTTTACTCCTGGAGCAATATCATTTAAATCTACAGTTTGTAAAATTACAGGATCGTCTCCTTTATCTACATCAGTAATATTTACAAGTCTATCATTAAGACTACTATTAGTCATCATATCAAACTGCATAGCTTTTACTGTCTCATAAGTTTGTTTAGCGTAGTTATCAGTATTTCTTCTGTCTTTGTTTAGATATAGTATGTGATCAATAATTTTTTCCTGCGTCGGTCTTGCTGCCTTTTTAAAATCTACTAATACTGAAGTAACACTTTTTTTATTGTCATCATTAGTATATTCATAAGGAATTTCTAATAACATTTTATTGCCTTTCTTAACTATCTTAACAGATTGTTTATCAGTAAGTAATAATTTTGTTCCTTGTTCTAATCTTCCTTCATCATCAAAACCTTTTACTCCTTTCCAGCTATTTGTTGTAGCAGGTTGAAAAGAAGAAAAATCTTCAGCAGTTAAAAATTGAGCATTTAAAAATTTATCTACTTTAGTATCTCCAACATAACGAGTACTCATAAATTCTCCTTGAAGATTACTATTAACTAACCTTTGTTTTTCTTGTTTAATCTCTTGATCAATATTTCGACTTCTGATACCTCCGCCTATTATATCGCCGCTAAAAATTTTATCGCCACTTTCAACTAATTGTTTTAAAGTTTTGCCTTTAAGTTTAGCTATATCTCCTACTTTCATTCTGTAGTAAGTAAAACTTTTTCCTACTTCTGGATTATCTTGTTGTAAAATATCAACATCAATTCCTTTTTTCTCTAGTGCTGCAGTTATTTTACGAGGATCGTTAGTATTGATATTTAATAATTTCATCATTTTATCTGTACTAACTTGTAAATCTTCTTGTCCTAATTTTCCTAAATAATTATTAAATTCTTTTAATTCAGTTACCTTTTTATTAATTACATCTTCTTGAGATTTAGCATCTGACCATTTATTAAAATTATCTCTAGAAGCATCTAACTGCTCCTGCATATAATTTAAAGTATTTCCATTGTTACCTTTCAAAGCATTAAATGCTCTAGTAGCAACATCTAAACTGTTTCCTTCTTTAATTCCAGCATTCCATAATGCACGATGGAAATCTTTAGCAGTTCCTCCTTTTTGTATTGTAGTAGCAGCAATTTGGAAAATCTTTTCTTGACGTTCTCTTTGAAGGCCATGATTTTTTTCCATATTATTTCTAAAATCAGTTCCTTTGCGCCCTTGAGTTAATGTTCTTATAGATCCTCCTCCTATATCATTTACATTTTTAAGATGAGGAGTAATTCCTGAAATAGCATTATATCTTTGTTTAGCAAGATTATCTAAATTTAATGGATCGTAAGTAGTTTCTGCAAATCCTCCAGTAAAATCTAATGGATCTTCGGAACCTGCACCGCCGCCACGTCCATTTCCTTGAGTTGGAATATCTCTAAAAGTATAATCAGTATCGATTTTTTTGTACGCAAATACTTTACCTAAAGCAGTCATGTCGTACATTTTATTAAGAGCCTCTTGATCATATAATCCTTTGATTAAAGGTTCTTCGTATTCTCCTGTTTGTCTTGCTTTTGAAATCTCGTCTTTATAAGCCAACAATTGTTTGTATTCATCAGATTCTAATAATTCTTTTTGGCCTTTCTTTTTAGATTCTTTTTCAATATATGCTATCTGATCATTAATAGAAGATAATGCATTTTTAGTAAGCTCATCAGTTTTTTTAAGATAACCTTCAGGGTTAGTAGCTTTTAATTCATCATAATCAAAATCAGCTTTTTCTAATGCCCAATCTCTAAATCTAGGAAGTGTTTTTAAATAACCAGAGACAGCTTTAGCTACTTTTTCTGGAGTTCTTGCTTCAGTAATAGTTTGCATGAATTTTTTATCCATTAACGTAGGATCTACTCCAAGTTCTACTAATGCTCCTGCAATCTTATCTCCTTCTACAGCGCTAGCTACTTTCCAAGACATGTCTTCTAATTCTTTTTCCAGATCTGCTAAACGAGCTTTAGTGCCGTATAGATTGTACTGTCCTTCTTTTAAATTAGGATCATGTTGCCAATAAGTACCTTGGCCCGATTTATACTCTCTGTCTTTGCGAGCAATATCTTGATAATATTGATCTCGTGTAATAGCATCTTTTTTGCCGCTATCGATACGTTCTTTTTGTTCTTTTAAATAAGCTTGACGTGCTGCGTAATTATATTCTAAAGCCTTTTTTTCAGGATCATTTTGCCATAGTCGGTTAAGTTCTTTTAGTTTAGTAGCAGCTTGAGTGTAGTTACCAGTTTCTACTAAACTTTTAGCTAACTCATCTCTTTTTTGACGGTAAATTTCTTTTAGTTCCTGAGCTTTAATTGGATCAGTTCCTAAAGAAGTATGTGCTAAATCTACATCAGACTCATTAATTAAAGCCTGAGTAACATCAAACTTCTCTTGCATTTGTGCTAAAGGAACAGCAAAAGCCGCTAAGTTAAGCGGCTTATACTCAAACTGTATAGGAGTAGTGTACGGAGTAATTGGCATAATTAATTATTTTATACTTCTGTATTATCTTTATTGTTTTTACGATTTTTTATAGCTTCCATTGCTTGATCAAATATACTTTTATATTCAAATGTTTTACCATATTGAGGCGATAACAATCTCATATATTTTTCTTGAGCATCCATTGTTTGGCTGCCTTCTGACATTTGAGCAAGTTGTTCTAATCCTTTTGCTAACATTGCTTGTTTAGCTGCTTTAGCGCGATAATTTAAATCTTGTACTTTTAATTTAGTTTCAGCATTTTGGCTTCCTATGTTAGCGTTGTATATGTCAGCTTGCATTTTTAATTGCTTATCTGCATTTTCTTTACCTGCTAAAATATCTTTAAAGCTAGCAGATCTACGACTAGCTATATTTGCAAGATTAGTTAAATAAGCTCCTGAACCAGGTGCAGCATTTCTTACTGCTTCTTGTGCAGCATTATAAGCTAATCTAGTTTGATTTAATTGTGGATCTACATTTACTTCATAAGGAGTAATTCTAGATTTATTTAAATAATCATCAATGTTATATTTAGCAGTTTTACCGAACAATCCCATGCCTATATTATAAGCAGCGGGCGCAGCTAATCCTAAAAACTGAGGTAAAGTTTGTTTCATTTTTAAATTTACCATCCTATCCTCAGTTTGCATATTAGCCCTTTTTAATTCTGATAAATATTCTTGAGCTTTTTTCTTTTCTTCTTCAGTCTTAGCGTTTTTTACTGCTTCTTCAGCAAGTCTAATTTCTCTTTCAAGATCTGTTTCTTCTTGGCCAATATTAGAATCGCTTCCTGGCTCATCATTATTTCCATTAAAAGTTCCTGTATTTTCTGCTTCATCAAAATAATCTGCTATTTCATCTGCATCCATTATTCTCAATAATTCAGGAGATTCTAAAGCTTCTTCTTTTGTATAAGATACTACTTTAGGAACATTAGTATAAGCATCTAAAATAGTAAAGTTTACTTTTGTTTCACTATCTGTATTAGGCTCATTATTAGTTCCAGTATTATTGCTTTTTAATAAATTATTTTGAGTGGAAAGAGTATTAGTTACAATAGATGTACCTACATCAGTATCCTCTGGCAAACCTACTAATGACCCAACATTACGAGTTGTTATAGGAGTTGCTGGTAAATAAGGCATTCTAGAAAGTGGAGTAGTATCTAAAGGATTAGTTCTATTTTGTATTTCTTGCATTATATTTCTATTACCTCCTATTCCTTGTAAAGAAGAAGCTAATTGGTTCTGCATAAAATTTGCATTTTCTCCTTCTACTCTATACGCAGGTGGAACTTCATATTCTCCCGTGTTAGGATCTGTCCATTCTGCTACTACTTTAGGATCAAATCCCATAGCAATAGCTGCTTCTGGACTAGTTAAATAAGATGTTAAAGGTGCAACATCTTTTATTAACATTCCTGTTCTAGGATCTATACCATAAGGTTCGTCTAAGTTTCCCATAGATCCTCCTTCATCGTACAACATTCCTCCCATTCTTTCTACATTATCTAAAGGCATGTACATTTGTTGACGGGGAGCCTGCAAAGACCCCCCGTAATTAAAAAGTACGTCCATCCTTTGCCCCATAGGCCCTGCGTTGTTTTTATATCTTGGATAAATAGTAGGGTATAAATGACCTCCAGTCTTTTGCATCATACTTCCAGCCATTCCTGTTACTTGTTGTAAGAAAGGATTTTGTCCTGCTTTCATCATTGTTTGGGCAAATTTAGGAATATCAGAAGCTCCTTGAGCAAAATCTGTTGCTCCTTCTACTCCTTGAATACTTCCTAAAGCTCCTGTTGCACCAGTTGCTGTCCCAGCGCCTCCTCCCATTCCTCCTGCAATAGTTCCTGCAAGTGAACCTACTTTTGCTAAAGAATTGACTACATTATCAAATTTATCATTAGTTCCGTGAATGTTACTTAATCCTGCTCCTAATCCTTTTGATCCTTGAGAAATTGCTGCTCCCGTAGCAGCTCCTCCTGATACAATACCTCCAGTAATAGCACCTGCAGTATTAGCAAAACCTCGAATCATTTTATCTCTTTCAATATCATCTGCATCTCTTTGTCCTCCTATACTAGCAAGCGCTTCATATCCTTTATCTGTTATAGGATCCATAAAAGGCATAAGAGTATCTACTAGTCCTTCTCCTACACCATAAGCTCCTGCACCAATACTTCTAAGAACTTGTCCACCGCTTGCATACATACGACCGCCTGAACGATATCCTGCCATAGTATTAGGATTTTGCATAAAAGAAAATTGTGGAGTATCATAAACACCTAAATCTTTTCTCAATTGTCTATTAGTACTTGCTCCAGGATATATTCCAGTTGCAGGTTGTTCAGGATTCATATAAAAATTACTTCTTACTTGTCCTCCCATTCCTGTTTCTGGATTTCTCCATTGTGACACAGATGCCTCATTAACAGGATTTTTCATATAAGCAGTAGCTTCTTCTTGAGATCCAAACACAGGTTCGTCTCTTAAAATTGTTGGAGACATATAAGCTCTGTTAGTATAATCAGGAGCATACATATTATATTGAGTACTCCAATTAGGTTGATAAGTTGGATTAGGATTTGTATTTATAGCTCCTCCATTAGGATACATTCTTCCTCCATTCATATACATCTTACCTCCACATGCAAACATAGAACCACCATAAGACATTGGAATTTGTCCCATTTGCTCTTGTGGCATTCCTCCTTGTTGCATGGCCATTTGTTCTGCCATTGCTGGATCCATTTGTCCTTGTTGCTGAACCATCATTATTTGCTGTTCTTCTGGAGACATTTGAGGAGGACCTTGAGGCTGCCCTTGTTGGTTCATAGCACCTTGTAATGCTTCCATAACTTCAGGATGTTTACGTTGCATCATTTCCATATCTTTTTGGAGATCTACTGCTTTAAAAGCTTCTTGAGCCTGCATTAAATTTTCTAAATCTCTTTGTTTAGCATTTTGTTCGATTGTATCGTTATCTCTACGAGAATTAGGTCTATCTAATTTTTTAGATATCTCAGCAAAAGTTTTACCCACATCTTTTTTAGGTAAATTAAATGCAGAAGCTATTCCTTCATCTAATTTTAAAGTATCAGAAAAAATGTAATTGGAAGCATTTAATTTAGTCTCTCCCTCTTCTACAAGATTTAATCTTCCATCTGGAGCACTGCCTTGAGGAATACCCCCTAAACGATTTTCTTCGTGACTTCCTCCTTCATTGAACTCAGTCAATTGAGGCATAGTTCCACCATTAGCAAAAGCTCTTGCTTTTATTTTAGCTTGCACATCTTTAGGCAAAGCATTAAATCCTGGGTTATTAAACCCTCCATATTTAAAATTCATAGTATTTGGTATATCTAAATTACCTCCCATTGCATGTTTCCATCCTGCAGCATTACGTGCAAAATTAGCACGTTTAACTTGAGTGCTAGGATAATTATCTTTATTAGCTAAAACATGGGAAGCAAATTCTTGCACTCCCATTCCCGCCGCATTTGCGCTAGCAGCAAACTTGCCTTTATTTTCTGGCTTAATATAAATACCGCTTCCGCTTTTTAATTGACGAGATGCATTTGGATATTTATTCATAGCATGATTATTTAAACTTTTTAATTAATCTTCCTCCCAGCCTGTAAACATACGAATTTTCTGGGTAAGTTAGGTCTTTATTAGAGATATTATTATCAGGTACATTACTAGCATAAAAGTGGCTAGACATTCCTCCACCGTTTCCGTAAATAGCTGGATACTGTGCAGGACTACTAGCATAAATGCTATTGTGTAGATTATTTCCTCCTTGTTTAAAACTATCTTCTGGTAAACTATAAGGTCTAGGGAATTGTCCACCTGTTCTATATTCTCTATTAATTTTTCTTTCTTGAGCTAACATTTCTTTAGTAGGCTTTTTACCTGAACCAGCATTTGCTCTAATGTTATCCCATAAACCTCTTTTAGAATACGAACCATCTGCACGTTTAAGCATTCCTCCTGTTTTATATGCAAAAGGATTAATACCTTTTTGCGACATTTGAAGAATCATATCTTCATAGCCTTTTTGAGCTTCGTATTTATCGTAAGCTCTATTGTATTCTTCTTGAAGAGCTTTATCTGCTTTATTTCGATATCCTTGAAATTCTATTCTTCTTCCTTCTTCTTGAGCACGTTCTATTTCTCCAGGATAATAAGCATCACCTCCTTGATATCCTTCCATTTCTTCAGGATTATATCCTGAAAATTTTCTAATTAACTTATCTCTAATAGTATAAGAATCTCTAGGAGCTAAATAAGCTTCATTATATTTTTCCAAAGTAGGTAAATGAATATATCTACTTTTTCCTTTTTTAATTAAATCACCTCCGTGTCCAGGTTTTCTAAATTTTGGAAGATGGTATTCTACATCTTTGTGTCCCCAATTTATTCTTGTTTTATAATCATCATGCCATTCCATACCTGTAAAAGGAATAGGATAACTAGGCGGTAAATTTTCTTCTGGAGTTCCTGCTAATTTTTTTGTATTTATAGAAATTGGCTCAGGTTTTCTAAGCTCCATTTTTATAGGCTTTAATCTAACTGGCTCTGGCTCATTCCAATAAGGTAGATAATAATTAAGTTTTTTATTATATGCTAAAATCTCATCTGGATAATATCCTATCTGTCCTGTATCAGGATCCCTAAAACTAATAGGAGGATTAAAATCAGGATATTTAATAGAAACAAATTCAGTAGAAGTAGATCCGTCTTCGGAAGTTATAGTTTGTTCACTTCCTGGACCACTAAGCCAATTATAATTCCCTTCAGTATTTCTAGTATTACTAATATATTCAGGAGTAGTCCTACTTTCTAATACCCAACTGTCAATTTCTGCATCTGTTAATGCTGGATAAGTTTGTCTTAATCTATCTCTGTTTATTTTATCTTCTAAAAAAGCTGTATTTGGGATAGTCCAATTTCCGCTATTCCTTGCTATACCATATTGATAAGGACTATCTGTTTCTTTTGTGTAAATCTCGTAGCCTGCAGGAGGATATTTTGCAGTTAATTCATTTATTCTTGTTTGATAGCCGCTTAATCTAGGATTATTAATTTTTTGAAAATCTGCAAATTCTTTAGGAGTCATCCTTTGTTTAAAAGCTGCAGAACCATAAGGACCTTTAGTATCGTCTAAATATTCAGGACTTTCTGGATCATTTATTACATCTTTATTATTTTCTAAAAATTTTTGATAGTTAAATAATCTATTGGGGTCATTTCTTAAAGCATAAGTAGCTAAATCTCTTTGCTCATAATTTGGTACTTGACTATGTTCGTATAATTGTTTTCTAATAAGATAATCTTGATAAATAGGATCATCTATACTTTCTACTATTATGGGTTTTTTAATAGGAACACATTGACCTAAAGCCTCATCATAATATTGTCCTGGACCACAATCAGGCGGAATCATTTGTCCTCCTTCAGCATAATAATTTCCTGGAGAAGAAGCATATAAACTTGGTAAAAGTTTGCCGTGGTTTGTCTTATCTACTAATGGCCCACCTGTTAAAAAAGGCAGAGCTGTTGTATCTCTAAAAATCGGCGTCCCTTCAGCTTTATAATAAGTTGCAATATTTTTAACCTTTTTCTTTTTCATTAGAATATTTGGTAATCAAAATAAGACATCAAACGATTCATAATTAATTCTTTATTATTTGAATTATCAAAATATAAAGTTAATATAAAATGTGTACTTCTCAAACGTCCACGGTCAGTATTATTTCTAGGAATTTTTACTCTCCATTTATCAAATTTACGCTTTATTCTATCAGGTGAAAAAGGAACTTTACCTGTTGTTTGGTACTCTGTACTAATTTCAAAAGCTGTTATAGTTTGAGTTCTATCTATTACTTTGTTATCATCTCTTATAATAGAATTGAACTCTAAAGTTCTCAATACTTTGTTAATATCTGCTTGAGCATTTAACACCATAGTTAAAGAACATTCTACTTCATTACCGTAAAATACTCCCCAATCTCCTATATTATGGATATAAACATCTTCTGGATTTTCTAAATTTGTACTAAGTAAAGTATCAGAATTTGAAATCCAGATTTTAGGAGTAGCAGAATAAAAACAAGAAAATTGTTGCATCAATTCATCATAAACTAATGAATGATATACAGGCAATACAGGTCTAGAAAGTATTTCAGCATTTTGATTTAATAATATTAAATTTTCTACATTATCAGAGCCAGTAGTAAAGTTAGAGGTGACTTGGTAATAAAAACTAGGTAGAACAAATACAATATCATTGACAAAATAATCTGTATTTGGATTAAGTCTTTTAATAATTGGATCTGCTAAAAATGTAAAAATTATCTCATCATTAATAAAATCTTGTCCTATATGAACGCCTTTTTTTAATATTGGATTATCTCCTCCATTTTCTTTTCTAAGAAAAATAGTATCAGGTAAATTATTTAACCAAGAATGCATTCCTTTTACTTCAGAAATTGGATTATTTTTAGACTCACTTCCTGAAGTCTGTATTATAAATATTTTTCTTGCTAATGCATCGAAGAAATAAATTCCTGACTCAGATGTTTTTACTGCCCATTGATGAATAGAACCATGAACTTTAGAAAAATATTGGTGCTTTCCGAACCCTTGTCCTGTTCCTAATTGTGTAGGAACTCCATCTGAAGTAGTAGTAATAGCAGCTCGATTAATAGCATATACTCCTACTGCTCTATCTTGAATAAAATGTACAATATCTTTATAGTTAACTATTTTATTTATAGGGCCATAATCATCTATGTCATAAAAATTATTTACTCCAAACTTAGTCCAAGAATCAATTTTTTCATCATTTATTTTGACATTAGATAAATAGGCTCTAACATCATTTACATTACAATTTTCTAATTCATTTGGATTAGGATCTACGAAAAAATTTATTTGATCATTTTCTAAAGAATATACTAAATCATAGTTGTACATATTTAGAATTTTTGCAGTAGGTGCTAAAGAATTATTAGTCTCTTGTCTTAATACTTCTTGTTCTTCCGTTGTACTTCCTGAAGTATAACTATATTTTACTCCTGTTCTTAATGTAGCTCCGTTAGCTAAATCTAAATTTAATGTAGATTCTACTACAAATGTTTCAGTCCTAGGTCCAGAATGTGCATAATATTTAGGGTTATTACTTATATTAACATCAAAAAATTCTTCTTTAAATTCTATATGAGAAATATCTATTGTGGCCATATTTAAAAAAGTATCGCCGCCAAATACTATCACAGTATCAGTATTTCCAATAATATTGTTTTTCTTTATAAAAGGAGAAGCTATAATAAAAGTATTAGATTGTAAAGTATTTATATTATTACCTCCGTATATTTCTTTTTTTGGAATCACTAATTCTATAATAGGAAAGAAATTATTTCCTACAATAGGACTTGTAATTTTTGGATAAGGATTATTATTTTTTACTACATTATTGTTACTAATAAAAAATTCTGCTATAGATGATGTAATAGAAGTTCCTGTAAAAATATCGTTAGATATTTTATCTAATTGTACTACTAAGTTAGATCCTGATTTACTTATTTCAGGAAAAAAAGTAGGACTGCCTCCTCCTCCTTGAGGATCATTAAGAGTACTATTATTTCCTATTCCTTGCCATCCATCTATTACCCAATAATTTCTAAGATAATAATCACCGTTACCTAAACTTGTACCAGCATTAGAAGACCATAATTCTGTTACAGTATTATTATAATCACAATCATGTGGCATAGAAAAATACTGAGATTCTTTTAATTTCTTAATATTTTCAATACTGTTATAAGTAACAGGAACTACAGTTCTTCTTTTAAATCTTCTATCTTGACTCGATACTGCAAGATTTACATTTGTAAGATCTTTTTCTCTAAGAATTTCTCCTCCTGTATTTGCATATCCTCCTGTCATTAAGAAACAAGGATTGTTAGCTAAGTTAGTTCCGTTATTTACTACATTATTTTTATTAAAAGAAACATCAGGAGAATAAAAACCTAAAAAATTAGATTTAATCCAATATCCACTTTGCACTGTACCTGCTACAAAAGGTATTGCATTTGAATATACATCCCCACCAATAGTTTCAAGAAACTGATGATCCCCCATTGTTCCAAAAGTCTGTGAATTTGCTAATACATTTTGGTATGAGACCATTAAATGAAGTACGTCTTCACTGTCTTCAACTCTTAAGTCAAATCCTCCTGGAGCTTCGCTTGGATCTCCTGCTATTTGTCTTTGTCTCCAAAATGTTCTTATAATACCTTGAGAAATTCTTCTTCTATCTAATTCTTCTTTTTTTACTCTTACTATTTGATATCCTATAATATTAGTTAATAAAGTAGGACAAGTACTAAAATCTAAAATAAATTTTATACCCATGGAATATCCAATGGTTTTATTTCCGTCTAAAGTACTTTGTTGGGATAATGGCCAATAGTTAGTATTGGATAAATTATTAGCGCTATCTTCTTCAGATATGTCTGGAAATTTAACATCTCCTATATATTCTACAAAAGAAGTTTCCCCTTTATTTGTGTAAAAAACAATTCCGAATCTATAGGTTTCTCCTCTTTTATAGCCTCTTAGTAAACCCGATATAAAAGGAGAAGCATGATTAGCATAGGTAACATTATTATATACTCCGTACCCATCATCTAAATTATGGGCATCGTAAGGAAATCCATAAGGAACTGGCGAGATATTAACAAATCCTTGTTGTGCATCTCCGTCAATAGTAAAGGGTTCAAGATGAAAAGTATAATTTATATTTGGGCCTTCTCCTCCTAAAGTTATACCGTCAGATTGGAATTTATATTGTTTATTATCATGCCAATCTTGATTCCAATGAGCATCTGTATTTAATTCTGAATTAAATGCATTATTTAAATTATTTCCTGTTGGATCTAATGGATCGGGGTCAATTGGAAAAGGAGGTTCTATTACTGGTCCTATTTTTCTATATCTTCTAGTCTTAGCATCAAAAGTTTCTCCAGGGCCTAGTAAATCTTTTATTTTTATAGTAGATCCTTTTATATTTGCTGCTACTAAAGAATTATCTTTAGGAGTAATAGTTTTAGGAGTTTTAAAAGCAAAGTTCTTAGTAATAAAACTAGCTAATTCTAATTCTATAATGCTGTTATTAATACCTGTGTAAATAAACTCTACAGTTGGCTGATTATCAATATTTTGTTCGGATACAGAATATACTACTGGAACAGCTGTAGTACTTGCATAATGCACTACTATAAATTCTATTTTTTCAAAATCTAAATATTGACTAGTATCGATTAAAATAGTAAAAGTTTTTCCTGTATTAACAGTTCCAGGATTTATGTCTCCATTATAATTTGCAGACTGAGGTAAAGTATCAGAATCTGCTACCATGTGAAATAAATTTCCTGGAGGAGAAATTAAAGTTTCTTTACCATCAGAAGTAATTAATCTATAAGCTGGTTGATATATTCCTCCTAATACTGATCCTCCTCCTCCTATACCTTTTAATAAAGGCTGAGTATAAGTTAGATCTGGAAATATATCTACACTGCCTAAAGGGTAGGAAGTCAAGTCTTCTGCTATATTTAAGCTTCTAAAAAAATTATTATAATCTGTCCAATAAACTCTTTGAATACAATCAGATTCATAACGACCTACGGCTTCTATTGGCCAAATCTTTTTAAAATTTAAATTAGCATTATAGTAAACTAATTTAGGATAATTAGGAGAAATTTTTTTATTTCCTGGATTATATTCTAAATCATAAATCCAACCATTTTGTTCAGAATCATCTGCTACAAATAAAATTATTTTATTTCTAATAGTAGCATATCCGATGATTTCTGGAACGCCTGAAGCTGTCCATAACCCAAATGGAGCATTTTCTTCTCCTTGAGTAGGAATTGTAAATGCAAACTCATTACCTCGGATATTAGTAAATGCTCCCATAGATTCTCCTGTTACAGGAGTTATTCTAATATCTAAAGCATCGATATAAAGAGTACTAGCTATGGTATCATAGGCAGTATCTTTATTCATTCCTTGATAAGTATTTATATTTTTTTCCATTATGAAGTAGCGGGATTAGGGCCTTGGGCACCTGCTGTTAAAACATTAATTGTAGAAATTAATCCTGTACCTGCTTTAGGTCTAAATTTACGTTGCTCAGGTAATTGCATATTAGCAAAGAAAGAAGTGTGAGCTTGAACATCAGGAATAGTACGAAGTACAGAATTTTTAACTGATTCAGCTTCATCAACATTTTGCCATTGTTTTGCATGGTTTACTGCTTGAGCAAAATACCAATCTCTGTCGCGTTCTATGATTTGGAATTTGTCTGCAGTTAATTCATTTCTTAACCAAAGTTTACGAGCAATTTTATGAGCAATAAAATGTGCACCTGCTTCCATCCATTGTTGTTCTGCAGGAATAGTTGGGTATCCGCATTCATCCGTAGGAATAGCTGAATAACTCATTGCTAACATTCCTTCACTAAAAGACGGAAAAATATATCCTTGGCCTACTGTATAAGTTTCTCTGGATTCGGTTGTATAATCTCGATTGTCTCGATGATATCTTTTATGAAAGTAATCTGTTTTCCATCGCATAGGAAGTAGTCTTCCTTTTCCGCAAGAAGCTTCTTCAAGACTTTCTACACCTTCTACTTGTGCTACTTGGCCAATTTTATGTAAATCAAAAGGTAAATCCGCTCTTCCATCGCATACTCCTATGTAGGCAATTTTTTCTTCTAGAACTACTCCGACATTAGTATGAGCCATAAACTCGGCTAACCATTCTATGCCTTCTTCTTCCATAATATCATATTTAAAACCAAAATCTCTAATGGTCTTATCTAAGATTGCTTTGTATGAAACGGTTTTACCTGCGTACATTTTACATATTTTTAAGTACCTGCTCTAAACGAGAAATAATTCCTCCAGTAGAAGAATCTATATTTGGATTTTCTTGGCTTACAGATTTTTCTGTTTTCCATTGCCAACAACCATCTTTATCTTTATAGCGAGTTTCTTTAGTGATAATATAACCGCCTTCTACTTGTTCTACACGAGTTTCTTCTGAAGAACCATCTTCAAATTCTTTTCTTGTAATATTAACAGTTGTTTCTACTTCTTTACCTCCTCCAGAGGCCATTGTTATTTCGTTATCCATAATAAAATATTTTTCTGTTTGGATTTTTAATTACTTGAGCTAATAATCTAGAATACTGTCTAGATGGTTTAAACTCATAAAAACTTTTATACTTTAAATTGGTAGTAAAATTATTCCAATAATGAATATAGAATTCTTGATTGCTATGTTCGTTATCGTGATATAATAATTGCTTACCTTCTAATTTAACTATTTCTTCTTTTGTCAAACCTGGATATTTCTTAAACCAAAATTCCCAAGTATCTTTCCAATTAACTTTTAATTTACTTAATTCTCCATTGGGTCTAATAATATTAAGAAGCTTTGTTCTAATTCTAATTTTTCCTATTTGAGGAAGTTTTATTTCTAATGCTTCTTTAATTATTGCTGTACTAAAAGTTTCTAATAAATCTTTTAAAAACCCGTTGTATTTAATTCGATCGACCTTTGTCAATTTAGCGTTGTCTTGGTAGTATTTAAAAAAATCTTTTTTTCTAACACTTCCTATATTTTTTCCTTTTCCTCTTTGTAAAAAATTATTCATTTATTGGCTGTGTTGGTCTATCTGCTCTTTGATCATCTGCATCATTAGCATCATCATATTGATTAACTCCTTTTTGTATTAACTGCTGTACAATATAAGGCTTCATATATTCCCACATCCATTGATTCAATGGATAAGGATCTTCTGGAGACCAACATGTTCCTCCTGTATTACAATTAGAAAAGTCTTTTAATGATGTAGGATCTTCAAAAATTCCTCTGATAGAAATATACTTCAACAGACTAAATCCTAGGTCTTTACTAATTAAATAAATGTATTCTCCATATAAAAAAGCATATACAGTTTTACCAGTTGTACGCCCATGCCCTACATAAGGTACTCGCGAATAATCAATAAGAGACAATCTGGGTTTTGTAATATCTGGGGATCCTACAGAAACAATTCCTTTAGTATAAAAGAATTCTATAGTATTAGGAATTTTTCTTTTAGTTCTTAATACTTTGCATGTAACAGGTACATCTATACAACAATCGATCGGACTTACTTGCTCTAGTTCTAAACAATTAAGATTTTGAAGTACATAAGGATCAATACTTCTATTTTTATTATACTCATTTCTTAACCATAATGCTCTTTGACCATTAATTAAATCAGTGTAAAACGGAAGAGCAAAAGACGACTCTACAGAGTTAATTGCTAACGCTTCATCTAATTGGGCACAAAGGTCATATAATGATAACATAGTAGCAAATATATAGGTTTTATTTTAGAAATTATCTTCCTTGACCTCTATTTAATTTACGATAATTTTTAGAGGTTTTTAATTTAGAAGTTTTATTTTTTGAATGAATTCCAGGACGAGATACTTTTACTTTAGCTTTTACTCCTCCTGTAGTTTCTTTTATCTTAGCCATGGTTATCTATTTTTGATAGTAAAATTGCAAATAGTAAGCAGATAGAATTCTTTGGTAAAGTTTATTTCTATACAAAAAATGTCAATAGAAATAAAGTTTAATTTAAAAATTAAACTCTTCCATTGACGATGTTTTGCTTTCCAATTATTTCGAAACTTCATTGTTATTAAATTTTTTAATAAATTTATTAGCAATAAAATTTCCTATTTTTTTTAACAAATTGCCTTTAGCTTCTACAACAACTTTTGTACCTTCAGCAGTTTTCTTTACGTTAACATCAAGTTTTTCACTATCTAGTTTAAACTCTTTATTAGTTACATCTGTATGTAATTCAACATCTACCTTATCAGTGTCTACTATTACGTCTACTTTTTTGTCTTCTTTTTTAGCTTTAATTTTAACTTTTTTAGTTTTTACTTCAGCCTCAAAATTTTCAATCTTTTTCTTTGCCATTTTACTTTATTTATGAAGCAATTTCAAAATGCATCCAGTCATAATCTTTTTCACGACCCAAAGAAAGAAATCCATGTTTATAAAAGATATCAATCATTGGTTTATATTCAGGACGAGCAAATCTTGCAGTACGATGATTTTCTTTAAGCAAATTTCTTGCTGGATCTAAATCAATAGCTACTCCCCAAGAATGCCTAGATAATTCTGTTCCCCCGCGCATTTTGCGATAATTAAAGCAACCTCCGTACTTATTAATTCCTAGTGCTTGAATTTTTTCTAATCCATAAACTGTTAGAATTTCTTCGAATACTGCTTTAAATTTATCTGCCACTAATTTATGGCAACGCATTTTTTTAACTGGTTTTCCGTCATAGTAAAAATCATACGGAAGATCAATAGTAACTAGGTATCCTTTTCCTTCTGCATTAGGAGTACCGTACTTTTTAGTCAATTCTTTTGTCGTCAACATTTTCTTCTATTTTAGTTGGTTCTTTTGTTAATTGTGCTGTAGTTGCTACGGTTGTTCCTATTGCTACTACATATCCAGCTGCTGTTACTACTACTGCTGGCAAACTTACAGGTGCTGTAAGAATTATTCCCGCTATAGTTCCCGCTACAATAGCTACTCTTTGTACTTTTTTCCAAAACTTAGGAGTTGGAGCTTTCCATCTTTTTACAAGTTCTTTTGTCATATTAATTTTCTTTATCTATTAATTTTTTTAATCCAAATCTAGATTTTAAAAGTCTTACTAATGCTTTAGGCAATAATCCTATTTCTCCTAAATTTTCCAATAAAGATACAAAATATACTGAATAAAATCCTCCAATAACTAATCCTGGTAATAAAGTAAATAGCATATTTCCTTTAGCCATATTCCAAGAAATGTGTAATAAATAAGAAGTGGCTATAAAATACAATGGCATACGCCATACTTTAAAACTAACAAATCTTTTATTTATAATACCTTTTGCAATTCCTGTAATCCAATCTGTCATCATTAGTGACCACAAAGTATAAACTGCTGTTGGATCATCCCAAATGTAATTAGTAATAAAGGAAGTAGAAGCAGCAGTCAAAGCAACACAAGTGTTGACTATCCAACTTTTAGTTCCTACTAAAGAATTAAAAAAATCAATTGGATGAGAAAATCCTATAAATCCTGCTTCAGCTTCTTTTTTCATTTAACAAAAATATTAAAAAATAATTTTAAATATCATTGTTATGGTAAGTATTTTTACGTAGGCTGATTCATATCAATGATTACTTCATATCCTTGTTGCTCATACGCTATCTTAGCATATTTATGTGCTGTCTCCAAAGATTGTACTTCACCTTCTTCAAGATTGGCTTGATAGCTTCCAATAGGAACATCAGTGTAAAGCATTTTACCTTCTGCAAATGTTTCTGCATTAGCAAATGTAGCTACCTCACCTTGAATAGTGTTACCTGCAAAATCACCTACAAAACGGATTCTACCATAAACCTCTGGTAATTCAATACCTGTTCCTGAGATTGTAATCTTTTTTTCTTCTGTTGCTTTAATTAAAATTGCCATAATATTTTTTTTGTAAAGATAATAATTATCCTAATAATCCTAAGTTTGTTAATATGGTTACTAAATCACCAACTGTTGCTATACCTGCACTTGATTGTTTGTATAGTTTAATTATATCTCCAACCTCAGTTCTAAAATGTGGTGCTGCATTTCCTGCTGTTATGTCTGCTGAGTATTGTATAAATCTATCAGCACTACTTACTGTTGGAGCAGTTCCATTTTTTAAAGATAATCCACCTTCACCACTTGTTTGTGCTATTCCTGATGTTTGTTCTAATTGAAAATTACCATTTTTGTATTGTAAAAAAACATGAGTAGAAACACCTGAGTATAATACGTCAGATGTGGTAGTTATTCTTGTTACGGCAGTGCTTTCAGTATTTATATTTAATGTTTGACCTCCTGATGTTCCTAATTGTAAAGTATTTGAACCATCCCAATATATAAATTTATTTCCAGCATTATTTCTAAAAATAAAAGTACCTGTTCCATCTTGATAATACAAGTTTTGCGTATCAGCACTATTCCTAACTCTAAATGCTATGTCAGTTGATAATGCACCTTGGGCTCTTACGTCAAGTCTTGCACCTGCTGTTGTAGCACCTAATACTAAATTAGAAAATTGCATATAAGAATCACCTGAACAAACAAATCTTGTTCTTACTGTTCCATTATATCTACCTAAGTCTATCCTGCCTTCATATCCTTGATTACCATCTAAAGCTGAATAAACATTAGAAGTATAAAAATTATGCCATTTATATCCAACTGAACCTAAATACATTGTAGGAGCTCCATTTACATCTTTTGACATATTAATTGTAGCTGTAGCTCCTGTTGTACTTGTTCTAAAATTTATATTACCATCACCGATTACATCCATTAAATTAGCTGTACCAGCACTATTCTGAATCTGAAATGGTATATCAGTAGCAGCTGTTCCTACAGCCTTTAATCCTAATCTTTTTAATGTATTATCATAAGTAAAGTTAGCATCTTGCTGAATTACTCCACCTGCTTGAAAGAATACTCTACCATCTGTTCCTGATGTTACAGCTGTTGTACCTACTGTTAAATCTGATGATGGTGCTATGTTTATTCCTGTACTCATCTTAATATATTTTTGTTAAAATAAAACTCTCGCTATAAATATTGTTCCCAGCATTATTACTACTCCATTGTGCTGTTATACCTAATGTGTTACTCACATCTGTTGCAAAGGTAGTATTATTTATAGTACTAAAATCTGAACCTTCATAAGCACTAGAGGCATCTTTAGAATAAGTAAACTGCCCAAATGAAGCCACAGAAGCTACACCAGCAGCACCTAATGTTCTTATAGTAAATCTTACTTGTAGATCCCAATGCTGATTAGTACATTGCCCCATTCTTACTAATCCAGTATCCCCTAATATTATACTACCAGCCTTTACTCTTATTTGTAAGTCTTCATTGTTTACACAAGATATAATACCACCTAATGACGCCACAAAACTATCTCCTACTTTAAAGAAGTTAGCAGGTACAGTTAAGCTACCTACTCCACCATCTAATAAAGTTGTTTCAACTGTAGTACCTGTTATAGGAATACTATTTGCTGTCTGAGCAAATAACCCTCCTGTAATAGTATAAGGGTTAGCTGATAATATGTTTATTTGTGTACTCATTCCTCTGTTGTCACTTCAAAAGTTGTTGGTTGCCCTAAAATTTGTTCAATGCTTTCATCAAAGACAATATACCAAAAAATAGGATTATCAAGTTCTGCCGTTTCATAGTCTACCCAGTATTGAGTAACATCTTCAGGTGAAACTGGTAAACCATAATAATCAGCGCAAGCCTTTCTTGCGTTTATTGCGTCCTGTTCATTTGTGTATTTGTAGCCATTAATAAGCATTCCAGTAAGTATTTATATTTGTTTCTATTCCTATTCTATTTGCACTTTGTTCTGAATTCCAATATATGTATTCTTGGTACTGACCGCTTGTGTAGATTGTTCCAGCTTGACCAAACACATCTAAAGTTCCCGTTGTTGGTGCTTCTGTTGCTGTATTTGTTAATTGAGTCCCATTACGATAAGCAACTTTTAAATTAGATGAATCTTTTAATGAAGTCATAATACAACGACCTTGAGTAGATATTGATTGAAAATCAAATGAAGTAGGCATATAGCTTCTAATATTATATGACGCTAAAGAACCATTCCAAAGTAAAGGAGCTGGGCCAAGTGTTGACGCATTCCCTAAATGTATTAATCTATCAGAAAGATTTGTTCCTCTTCTAAACATTGAAACAGATAAATATTTAGTATTTGTACTTATTCCAGTTGTTAAACTATACCTATCAGTTGTCCAAGTTGTTGATATTTTACTTGTATCAGCATCAAGGATTAAATTACCACTTGAAACAATTTGAGCTTGACTTGTTGCTGTAGCTTGTGTGGCGTGATTTGCATTTGTAGTGTTATCATACCAAGTTGTGATAAAACCATTTCTTGCAGTATCTGTTGTTGTCTTTCCATAAGGTTTAACACTTGAACTTTGTGTTAGTTGGAATCCCCATACATAAGCCCCTGATGTGCCATCTCCTAAATATGAATTTGTAGTTCCATTATTTAAAAATACTCTTATTGGCACTACTGAAGTTGCTCCAGCATTAATAGTTACTGAAAATCTATACCAACCATTTGCCTCTGCTGTAATTACAGGTGTATTTGTAAATGTAGTTGAAACAACCGAACCTGTACTTAAATCAACTGTTGCATTTTGATAAGCTCCTGATATTTCACTATCTATATAAACCCTTGTTCTTTCCGCTGGTTTTAAGTAAACTGATATATTATAATCAGAACCTATTGTAAATGCAGTGTTTAATCTTGTGGTAGAATGATTACTGTTTGCAGTATTTTCAATCATTTTATCTCCTGTTAATGTACCATCTGGAGCAGTTTGCACATCTACATATGGTGGCGTTCCTGTTGTATTCAATTGTACTTTAGACCAATATGTTTGACTAAAATCCTCTGAATATTGAAACAAATTATATCCCACAAAATCCAACATTGAAATTATATCCAAGTCATATTCTTGTGTTAATGTATTATAGACAGTTCCAATATCTTGCTCAGCGTTATCACTTGACCTTCTAACTCTTATTGCTGCCCCTGTGTATGCTGTTCTTAGTTTTCTTAATGAAAATGCAACTGCTGCATTTGTATAAGTATCTAATAACAAAGCAGGAGCAGGAGCTGGAGGAGTCAGCGATGCCAAATAAATGCCAGTATTTCCACCTAAGATTACAGGCATAATTAATAAACAAAAATGATTATAAACTCAGTTCCTGTTGCATCATAAGCAAAGGAAGTAAAGTAATTATTGATGGCATCAGCAGAAAAGTTTAATACTTCTCCTGGTTTAATATTACTAGCGCCTCCTAACACACTTCCATTAGCTGCACCTACATTAGCTACAGATACAGAATAAATTCTTCCTGATGCAGGCACAGTGTTTACATTACCAACTCCAGTAGGTCTTAATAACCCTGTAGTTCTAGCAATACCTAATTGATCGGAAGCTAATGTTACAGGAATAGAATCTGCCATAGCTTCTTGTCCTAGTGGGCCTGTTATTGTTACAGGTAATGTAACAGTAGGATCAAATGAATTTACTTTAACAAGTAATTCTTCTTGACCTGTTACTTTAGCTTTTACATTATTAGGACCTGTTATAGTGACTTCTTTTAGTGACATAATTTTAAATTTAAATCTAAATTACAAATATTATTCTTTTTATATTTTTTAGGAACATAATTAATTTAGCATCCTAGTAATTTTTTAATTTGAGTATAAGGTAAAACATTATAATCAGTTGTATTTGTAGGAATATCTCTTGTATCGTAACAATTTAATATTTCTAATATTCTTTTGTCATTTTTTAAATTATCTAATTCATCGCAACATGTATTACCAAATTGTAAATGTTTAAGATAACTTAAAGTTTTAGTAGCAAATTCACATTGTTTTTCATGGAGTTTTTCACAAAAATCTTTTTCTGTTTGATCCCCGCAGTTATAACCTCGAACCCAAAATCTCAAAAAAGTATCAGTATTAATATAATATCCAAAAGGACATAAACCTGTAGAAGTATTTTGAGTAATAAATATAATATCTTCTGCAAGTATAGTACTTACTACCCAAGTATTAGTAATACTATTAAAAAATATATAGTAAACATCTGTTTCAATATAAAATACATAATAAGGATATCCATTATATATTAAATGATTTCCTTCAGAATTTACTTGAATATCCGCTTCTACATTAATTTCAATAGGTGGTTTACCTGATAATAAAATAGATATTATAAGTTTTTCATCACAGCATTGGCAATCTATAGGAGAAATTTTTATGTTATATCCGCTAACTCCTAAATCAATAAATGAATACCTAGTATCTATGCCACCAAATTCAATTATATATTGACCGTATGGACATTGATTAAAAGTAAATAAATAGCCACTTGGTTGCCAAACTCCAGGAGAAACTTCTTCTTCTAATACCCAAGCAGGAGTTCCAGCTGGGGCTGTAGATCCAGGAATAACAGAAGAATCAAAAGTCCAAAAAAGTCTATAATTAATTGTAGGACCTGACCAATTACTTGTAAATGTATAAGATTTTTTGCCGTTTACATAAGTTCCTTGCCAAGTAAATTGAGTATTAAAAACTTCTAAAACATTAAAAGCAACTGTTATACAATTTAAATCCCATCCTTGTACAGCAGTAGGGCAAGCATTTTCAGTATAATAAATTCCTATTAATATTTGATCGTCAATTTCTTGATTAAAATAAGATAATTCCCAACGACCTAATTCTGAATTATAAGTAATAGTTAAAACATACCCTAATCCTAATTGAGATTCCCAAACTGTGCTATTATTAAATTCAAAAAATAATGGATCTCCTTCTCCATTACTATATCCTCCAGCTTGAGTACTTTCTATTAAAATACCTGCGCTATTATAAATGTCTAATGTAATACCGCATTCACATGTTAATATTTTAACAGTAGAATTTATAGGCCCACATTCAGGTGTAGGAAGCTGAGTAATAGTTTCAGTATTATTTGCTAAATCAAGAGTAACTATTTCTTGACATCCTTTACATCCGCACATAATTTAAATATTAACAGGTTCCTCCACAACCGCAATCAACACATCCTGAAATAGTTTCACAGTAAGTTGTTGCAGCAGTAATTATAGCATCAGCTGTATCATAATTTTCACAAGAAAACGCAGATTGAATTCCGTAGATAAATATTTCCATTTGGTCTACTTGCTCTTTTAATTTTTTTACAGTTTCTGTGTCACATGCATTAATTAATTTAGTAACTAACGCATTCTTGCAATTACATAAATTGCATAAAAACAATTCTTTCTGTTCTTGATTTGTATGAGTAGTATCGTCGTTAAACTCTATTGTATAAACTACTGAGTAAATTCCGTCAGGATTATTCCAAGTAGCTTCATTAACAGCTATAAAAGAATTTGGTGTTGGCGTACCTATAGCAGTAGCGTAAACATTAGTTACGCCGTCATATAATACATATAAAGAATCTAGGTTGTAAGATTTTACAGTTCCTGGAACTGTAGTCTGTGAAATATTAACTTGATAAGTTCCTCCATTATTATTTCCTGTTCCTGTTAATAGTCCAATAATAGTAGTGCCTGGCAATATTCCAGAACCTACTAAAATTTGTCCTACAGCAAAATTACCTGAAGTGTGAGTTGTATCAGTAAAAGTAGTTCCAGAAATAAACCCTACTCCTTCTGCAACTACTCCTGGAGTTTGATCAGAATTATAAAATGCTACGTGAGCAAGTATAATATCAGTAGTTTCTCTATTTGTAGTCCATCCCCCTGGATTAGTAGCTAAGTCAAAAGGTAATGTATTTTCAGTAAGAGTTACTAGATTACATTTGCCTGTAAAAGACACATCAATTTTAGGATCAAAAACCATTAGAGTTTTGTTTTATCAAAGTTAATGAAAAAAATATAGTAGCCCACCACACAGACAGCAAAATTTGTGGTGGGACTACTATGGGGCGGAGAATTACAATTCGTTTAACAGTGTGTTAGGAATAAATCCTAAAACTGTAAGTACTTCACGGCCTGTATTAGCTGTAGAAGAAAG